AAACACCAAGATGGTGTCCTCACAAAATAATGTTTTGTGACGAACTAGCTTCAGAGAAGCGAGAAAGTCTTGGAAGGTTCCGGGACCGGCTGTGCCTCGGTGGAACCTATGGACGCAAAGCCACTTTAAAGTGGCTTTTGCGTAATAAGCATGCGTGGGCTCGTTAGAGTCAACACGGCTAGATTGAGGTATCGGTTGTCCTGAAGGCCTAAGCCTTCGAGATAACCAAGCAACATCTCTCTGCACACCTTATGGTGGCAGTAATCTGTTGCAGCCTCGAGATCCGATGTTAGAAGACTTAGTGACTTCAACAGCGGGTTAAGGTAATCGGCTTTATATTTAAAGTCGTTCACCCATTCCCAAGCTGGTGAGGCGGCCTTAAGGCCTGCCCTAGCTTGGGGGATCGTCTCCAGCGTGGTCACCAAAAGGTGACCGAGCGGTTGGAGAAATATCGTTATGAACCATTCGGAAATGGTGTAGATCCTGCTCTTAAGACCAGGCTCTCCACAAACGGATGTTCGGACATAACTAAGTTCTGTTCCAAGCTGAAAGTCTTCGGTAAATATACCGCGTTTGACACCTTCTTCGAAGGCGCATTGGAGCAGCTGTAGGCCGAGGTTTCTATTGAGACCTGCATGGCTTTGGGTTCCGATTGTACTTTGGTACAAATCCAGGAACTCGTGTTCTTCCTCCCCAACCCTTAAGGGATGGATGATGAAGTCTTTCCACCTCGGACGATCGCCCTTTTGATCGATCTCCGGGCCCCAGACAGGTTGTATCCTGCCGGGGCGTCCAGGTGTATTCGCCCATTTCTCTAGTTCGACTTGAACTTCGAATGCGCGTCCTCCATCTCCTCTGCTATAGCAAAACGAACTTCGGTTCGTTGATGAGAGATGCTCGGGACGGTCTACTGCCTTTGCAACAGATCGCTTGTCCACCCGGTTGCCAATGCGGCGACCTAGTGAGCGCACGATGCACAACCTTTGCGGTGTGATCGTGTCCTGAACTCTAGTCAAGACCTTATGGTGCTTGACAAGAGCAACTTTCCCATCCTCCCTTCGGGGCGGGGGGAAGTTCCTTGTGGAGATGAAATGAGCCAATCGGGTCAAGTCACTCTTATTGGTAGGTCCAACTCTATAGAGATTCAGCAACCAGCTGGGACCGTGTCCAAGTACGCTTTTGCCGTTTTCCGTTATGGATCCCGGCCAGCAACCAGGAAGAGACACATTTTCGTGTGTCTTCTTCCTTAAGCACTTGTTCTCCAAATGGAGAAGTCCCTGCTTTAAAATGCGGAAGAAGGTCGTAGTACCTCCGTACGCAAGAAGACCGGCGGTGAAACGAAAGAATCGTTTAACCCACCAGTGAAGATCCTTGCAGGCAAAAGCCTCAGGTGATGAGAAAAGGAGGTTGTCCTCTAAAGAGAGCCACATCCTTTCATGTAAGAGAAGTGTCCCCAGCGGTGCTGAGAGCAATTTCAGTGCCAGAGGCCGCGATAGCAGGCCCTGGGATAGATATTTCTTGACAAGTACATTGACTATACCATTGGGTAGAGTCTTTGACGGATCGAAGAAGCGAAGCCGCTGGTTACCATTTGGTAAACCCAGCTGCTTTGGCGTTTGGTCCAAGTAGGACCGGGTCAGGTACTGACTCCTTTTAGGTAGGTACCAGTCGTCGGGAGAATAGGGCCGCTTTAGCGACTCTAATTCTCGAATTTTCAGTGTGAGTGCATCCACCTCGGATACCGATCCCGTAGGATTCGAAACTTCAAGGTTTGGATTCATT